AATTAATAGAAATGATAGAAAAGGAGAGTAAGAATGTCTAAAAAGAGAGGTTATTTTATTTTATATAGGGATATATATTCAAGCCCAATTTTTAAAAACTTATTACAAGCATCTTGCTGGATATATTTTATAAGTTCAGCATCACACCAAGATAAAACTTTAAAATTTTTAGGAACTGAAGTTTTTATAAAGCGAGGCGAGGCTATTATGCCTTTAAGGGTAACTGCTAAACGATTTGGTATGACATACTCTGAAATGAGGTCTTTCATACTACGTCTTGTGCGTAGAAAAATGATAGGCACTAGAACAGCCCAGCTACAGCCCAGCAACAACCACCCTAGCCGAAAAGTAACGATAATAAACCTTATAAACTATGACAAATATCAGTATGTAGAAGCCGAACAACCACCTACAGCCCACCTATCGCAACAAGTACTAATACACAATACTAATACACAAATACTAAATACTAGGTCTAGCAAGGATAAGGGAGATAAGATAATTGGAACAGAGGGAATGTATAATATCCTCTTGCGAGATGGTAAAAAGTACTTAAAACATAAATTTAAGGACGAACCGATCAAAGAATACTAATGAAAGCTATATTAAGGATTTTTAAATATTGCAGAAAAAGGATAATTGAATTAAGTATCAGGAATAGACAACTTGAATTACAATTAGAATATTATCGAGCAATACTAGAATCTGAGGAACATAGAAAGCATTAAATGGTCAAAAAAAAGTCAAAATTTAGACACATTTCAATTAATAAAAAGAAATACTACTTTTATGAGATTAAATGGCTAGATATACTTGGAGACTCAGGTCATGCTACTGCTAAAGAATTTGATCTAATGAAACCAGCAGTAATGATTACTAACGCATATGTATTTAAAAAAGATAAAAAACAATTATTAACATTTGCTAGTTATGATGAGAACGAAGAATCATTTTCTGATAGAAATGTTTTTCCTATTGGTTGCATTAAAGAACTTAAAAGGATAGAAATATAAGAATATGAAAAACGACAAAAATAAGGCAGATGACACAATTAAGACACAATCTATAGGAAGACCAAAAAAAGAACTAGATGAAGAAGTGATAGCAAGATTATCTCAAATTGGTTGTACTCAAGAAGAAATTGGCTCTGTTGTTGGAATATCAGCAAGAACACTACAAAGACGATATGCCGATTTAGTAGCAGAAAACAAAAACAAAGGAAAAGCTAGTTTAAGAAAAGTCTTATGGAAGAAAGCACTTAAAGGCGACCCCAAACTATTAATCTGGCTTTCAAAGAACGAATTAGGAATGGTTGATAAAATACATACTACATCAACTGTAGAACCTTTGCCATTAATCATAGATGCTAAAGCAGAAGACTTGAATGGCTAAACAAAAATTCACTCATTTTGTACCGAGAGATAAACCACCTAAAAGACCTCGTAGGCATAAAAAGAGATTGAATAAATCAGAAAAACGATCATATAAAAAATATAACTCACAGGGGAGACCATAACATGGCTGAAATAATCGGAGAGAATACTTTTCTAAAACTAAGAAAAGAAAAGGAACAAATGAAGAATGAATTAGAGCAAGTTAAAATCCAACGAGATATTGCTTTAAGAAAATTAAACAAAGTTAATATTCATATTAACGAACTATTAAAAATAATAGATTATGCTCAAAAGAAGTAATTTCTATCCTAATGGAGAGATCATAGACTATTCACTTCCACAATCTTTTCAAAAGACTACTAAAGCTGAAGCCTGTGGTAATTGTGGATTGTATTCAAATCGTAGGCAGTTTTGTGGTCGTTGGGGTGCTAAGTTTGTTAAAGATAATTACATATGCCACGAGTGGAGAAAACGATTTTTCAAAAGATAAGTGAAGAATTAGATATTCTTGCTAATCTTTACAATAAAACGCAAGATCAAAAATATAAAATCGAGTGGTATAAATTACTTAAAAAGTTTCCTATTGTATGATAAAAGCCTTTTATGGCTACAGCAAAATATAAAGGAAGATCAGTTAAACTTAACAAACCCATGCGTGGAGATGTTAAGAAGTTTAAGGTATTTGTAAGAAATCGTAAAAACAACAAAATAGTTAAGGTTAATTTCGGAGATAAGAAACTATCTATTAAGAAAAACATACCAGCTAGAAAGAAATCATTCTTTGCTAGATTTACCCCTATTTTAAACAAAGCTAAAAGATCAGGTAAGCAATTAAACACAACTCCTGTTTATTGGGCAGTTAAATCATGGAGAAAAGGGTTTAAGGTATGATTGATAAGTTCTTTTATTGGTTATTTGGTAATGTTGATGCTTATGCTCAATGGATTGAAAAGCAATTTAACAAACCTAAAAAGAAGAAAAAGAAACTTAAAAAGGTTATTACTGAAGAACAATGGATTAAGAAAATGGTAGGTAAAAACAAATGAGAGATACAAAAACATTAGAACAATACAGCAAAAATGCACAAAAGAAATTAAAAGAAATGAATCTATTTAAATCTCTTAAAAAAGAAGTTAATGTAGGTGCTAATGGAACTCAAGATTATGTTATTAAAAAAGGTATCAACAAAGGTAAAATTGCTAAATGAAAATATCAGAAAACACTTCAGTATCTTTACCAATAAGAAATTTACTTGCCATTGTAGGTGCTGTGGCACTAGGTGTTTGGGCTTATTTTGGCATTGTTGAAAGATTAAACTTATTAGAGACAGCAGATAAACTACAACAACAAGATTTACTAGAAGCATCAGCACAACGACCTATAGACCAAGAACAATTTTTATTATTAGAACATATTGCAGAGGGTTTAGAAAAATTAACTCAACGAGTGGACAATATGATGAATAATAAAGTTAATATTGAACGACTTCAAAAAGACTTTGAAAGACTTTACATTGATGTTGAAAAACTAAAAGATTCAGTTCGTTCTAATATAGGTAAATTAAATGGCGATCACTAAACTAGTATTTGCATTGTGTTTATTTATTAATGGTCAATTAGTTGAGCATAGAATACAAGATAGTTTATCAACTTGTTTAAAGATGAAACGAGAAGCTAGTCGTAATATGGATATGGCTAATAAACAGTTTATGTGTGGCGAAGTACAAGCTGAAATAGAAACTAATATTGATGGAAGCGAAACTATTAAGAAAATAATTAATAATAAGTAATTTATGAGTATAACTATGATAGATTTATTTTATAACTTTATTGTGAGAATATGCTATAGATTAATACATTGGGCAACTGGGAGAAAATACAAACGAAAGAATAAATGAAATTTATATTAGCTTTTACAATCTGTTCAGCAATCACAGGCTTTTGTAATAATACTGTTACAGTTAATCCACCATATAATACTTGGACAGAATGTGTAATTGCTGGTTCTGAATTAACTATTAGATTTGCTGAATTAAAAGAAGAACAAATTAACAAAGAAAAATTATATATATCTTATTTCTGTAATGAAAATAACCCTAACAAAACCCCAACTTAAAGTCAGTACATCAAAAGCAAGGTTTAGAGTTCTTATATCAGGTAGAAGATTTGGGAAAACTTATTTAGCTGTTACTGAAATGATGAAGTATGCGTGTCAGCCAAACAGAAAGATTTGGTATGTAGCACCAACATTTAAAATGGCTAAAGAAATTGTATGGGGAACTCTTAAAGAAATGCTTAATCAATTTAACTGGATTGAAGATATTAACGAAACTACTATGACTATCACAATTAGACAATCCAATAGTCAAATATCTCTTAAAGGTGCTGACAACTATGATTCACTTCGAGGTACAGGATTAGACTTTTTAATATTAGATGAGTTTGCAGATATAGATAAACGAACATGGTATGAAGTATTAAGAGCATCAGTATCAGATCGATTAGGTCATGTATTATTTTGTGGTACACCTAAAGGTTATGGTAACTGGTCATATGAACTTTATTTAAAAGGTAAGCAAGATAACGATTGGGAGTCTTTTCAATTTACAACTATTCAAGGTGGAATGGTTACACCTGAAGAAATAGAACAAGCTAAACAAGATATTGATATTAGAACTTTTAGACAAGAGTTTGAGGGTACATTTGAAAACTATGCTGGTGCAGTTTATTATAACTTCCACCCAGTTGATAATGTTGTTAAGCCTAGAGAGATTGATTGGACTAAACCTTTACATCTTGGAATAGACTTTAACGTAGACCCAATGTCATGTTGTGTTGCTCAAATTGAAAAAGAAAAGATATATTTTATTGATGAAATAGTTATTTATGGAAGTAATACAGATGAATTAGTACAAGAAATAAGAGATAGATATGGAAGTAAATCACAAATAATTTGCTATCCTGACCCAGCTTCTAAACAAAGAAAAACATCTGCTGGTGGTCGAACTGATTTAAGTATCTTACAAAATGCTGGTTTTAAAGTTAAAGTTAAACATAAACACCCAGCTATTAGAGATCGAGTCAATGCAGTTAATAGTAGGTTAAAAGATTCTAAAGGAGAAAGACATATTTTTGTTTCACAATCTTGCAAAACTTTGATAAAAGGATTACAACGACAAATATACAAGGAGAATACAAATATTCCTGACAAGGAAGATGGATTCGATCATATGAATGACGCACTAGGATATATGATTGATTATTTAAAACCATTAACCACACAGGCTAATTTTAACTCTCCTACAAGATGGACAATGAAATAGATTATGGCATACACTAGAGATCAAGCAATCGCAGTACATAAAGATTATCAAGAGACAGTTAATAATTGGGAGTATTACATTAGATCATACAATGGTGGCTATGATTATATGGTGGGTCAATATCTGCATAGATATAATTTAGAATTAGATAACGAATTTAATCAAAGACTAGCAAACACTCCATGCGATAACCATTGTAAA